ATCAGCATTAAGGACTTTAAGATCATAAAGAGTTGACCATCCTTGAGATGTTCCACCATCAGCATATTGAAGTAACTGTGTAGGAACGATTGGCATATATGGAGCATATACAGCAACTGAAGACATTAAATCATCACCGTTGACACCTACAAAATATCTGTTAGCAGCAAGTGCAGGTGAAACAAAAACTTTAAGTCCATTAAGTGTACCTGCAAAATATGGGCCATTAATATTACCAGTAGGAGCTGCTGTCCATCCATCAATAAATGTAAGAACAGGAATAATATTAGAAGCAACTACCATATAGTTAGGAGCAAATCTCTTTGTTCTATCATATATAAGCTGTCTAGCAATTTCAATGACCTCAACGAAACCAGCGTAGTGATCTCTCTTGCTTACACCAATTGGAAGTGTCTTGCTCCAAGCAAGAGCAGTTTGAGCTGCACCGGCAGTTTCATCAAGAAGCTGAACAACTTCTGTATCAATTTCATAAGATAATTGTCCTACAGCTTTTTCTGCCAGCTGATCACCGAGATCAAATCCATAATCTGTTTTAGCTTGGAAAGCTGCCATCTGTGAATAATAAACGGCAATCCTTCTAGCTTTAGCAATTAATGGAATGCTCTTCATTTCAGCTTTAAGCATTGGAAGATCATTTTGAGGAATTATAACATTATCGTACACATAAGCAACTTTAACAGTATCAGTGGCACCAATAGAAGTACCTGTACCATTAGAAATAGTTAAAGTTTTTCCATCAGTCCCAACAGTTACAGATGCGTCATCAGCAACTGGAACAGCAACACCTGCAGAAGTAGTGATAGAAACAAGTCTTGCTTTAGAAGCAGTATCTGCACCATTATAAACTGGGAACCAAGCAGCAGTTACAGGAGAATTAGCACCAGTAAAAGATTCTACTACTCTAGCAGCAGTATAATTAGAATCTACGTCACCAAGTTTAAATGGGCTGTTGAAAACATCACCTGTAGTAGTTTCCCCTTTTGTAGACCCAGCTTGGTACTCTATATAAGTTACATAACCTGACATAGAACTCATAGGGTGAACTATGACCAGATCGTTAGCAATTAAATTTGGAAGGGCAACATTAGTTAAATTCAGACAAAACTTTTTCCACATCCCCATATCTGCTCTTTGAGTAGCTGAAGAAGAATCAAAAGCTTCATTGAGGAAGTCCTGAGTATTCTTTAAGCAACGAGCAAGGGTAATTTTTCTGTTATTGTCCATTTTTTCGCCGAGGTGGGATTTCCCATAAACAGATTCAGCGATCTGGATTCTCTTCTTATAAGCCTCGACTAAGTTTTGATTAGCCATAATATATTTAAACCTCTTATTTTTATTAATATTGAATTTTCAATGTACTAACTTTTTATTAGTTGTTACAATTTATTTTAAACCTGCTAACGAAATTAATCCTTCATCTACATCATCGTCAAAATTACCAGCAGGAATAGGTAATTTTGGTTTAGGTGAAGTTACTTTCATATTATAATTTTCTGGAAGAGTTCTGAACGGTAATTTGTTCATACTCAATTTGTATTCCTGAAGATTTTCACAAATAGTGTCAATATCATCAAAAGTATAAGAAGCAGGAAGTTTATTTTTTATTTCATTTTCATTAACACCTAATTTTAAAGCTTGGGATTCAATATATCTATCCACAGCTTTATTTGCAATTTTCTTATACTTCTCTATTAACTTATTTGCTTTATCAATCTTGCTGGAATAATCTGATTTTGTTAAATTAAGATCTTTCTGTAATTCTGATAAAGATTCATTTAAAGATTTTATCTTTTCATCTTTTACATTTAACTGATTATTATAATCTGCTTGTAAGTCTTTTAATTCATTTACATTTTTATTTACAGATTCTTTTAACGATTTTCTAATTTTTATAGATGTAGATAATTTTTCAGTTAAATCATAAATTCTTTCATCTTTATTTTTAACAGAATCATTTACAATATTTAATTGACTGTTTACCTTACTGAGTTTTTCTTCTAATGCTTTAACTTTTTCTACAGACGGTACTAATTTTGAAATTACATTTTTATACTTTGTAATCTCATCTTCTTGTTCGGATTCCCTTGTATAACAAGCTGATAGTTTTTCCTGAAGTTGTACTATCTTATTCTCAAGTTTCTGATTAGAATTAAGTGCTTCTTGGAGTTCCACTAAAATAGAATCCTTGTCATTGTCAACTGATTTATCTTGTGTTTCTCCATCTATATTATCAACCCTTTGATTGGATTGTACTTGGGATTCATTAAGATTTATATTTAATCTCTTTAAAGTATTTTCCATGATTAATCTTTCATCTGGATTAGCT